CCATTTTAAAAAGTAAGTTGAATAACTTACATCAGGCAAACGGAACGGAAACTCCATATATTGGAGTTCCGTTTGCCGGCGTTATCTCCCTACCCTTGTTAAGATATGCATTTAGTGACACCAAACTCAGGAAACAGCAGTAAATTATGTGTATCGCACCAATAAAATTAGATGATGGAACTGAAGTTGGGTGTCGCGAATGCTGGCAATGCCGCAAACGTAGAGTTAACGATTACGTTGGAAGATGCATTGCCGAAAGTAAGTTTGCAAAGAAAACTTACGCAGTAACATTAACGTATGACGCAGACCAAGGCGTTAATGCAGTAACGTTGATTTATAAAGACGTCCAGGATTTTCTTAAAAGACTGCGTAAAAAATATAAATGTCGTTACATAGTCACTGGAGAATACGGAAGTGCAAAAGGACGTTCACATTGGCATATAATATTATTTTTTCAGGATAATTGGCCAGAAGTGACGTCAAACAAAAGGGTAGATTGGAAATATTGGAAACATGGGTTTGCATATTTTCAAGAGCCAGATTGGAAAGGTTTTGAATATTGCCTCAAATATGTTCTGAAAGATCAGACATCAAGGCAAAGCGATAGCCATTTGGCTATGAGCAAAAAACCACCATTAGGACACGAGTTTTTTCAACAGTTAGCAAATCAATACGTTGAACAAGCCCTCGTCCCACAAACATATTTCTATAAGTTTGGAGACGTCAGGGATTATAAAAACCGAGAAAAAGGATTTATGATGCAAGGCAAAACAAGAGAAAATTTTATGGAAACTTTTATCAACGAGTGGGAAGAGAAATATGACCACGAACCGTTATCAGAAATAGTTAACGACTATTACGATGATATAACGGACATAGAGTACACAGACGAAGAATTGTACGAACGCCTACATTATAAACCAGTACAATATGTTCAACCTTGGGATGATTATCAAGGTGATGGAATATTTAAAGACGATATTATGGTGGAAGCAGAATACGACGGTATTCCAATAATATATTGGGAAAACAAAAACAAAACAGGAATTCAAATTTATACGGAGACGGATGAATGGCACGAAGAAAGACCAGAAGTAATAAAAACAATAAAACAAGGACAACAAATCAAACGACGGCGAACACACGCCGAAGTACTGTACGCGGAATTGGACGAGGAATAGAAATATATAGTCCACCCGTTGAAAGACGGGAGCGAACAGCTGTAACACCTCCCGAACGGGATCTAGCGAAGCGGAAAAAATCCCCAAAACAAACATGGTTGGTCAGAGATCTGCGGATAAGGTGTAAAGATAGACCCAAAGATAACACCCCTACTGGGGGGTCAGGGTCAAAAAAATATGTACCTTGGTGCAAATAATGTCAAAAAAAGACAAAAAAAATAAAAAAAAGACTTTACAAACACAAAAAAATAAAGTCTAGATTACGTATGGGGTGACACAAGAGTCTCAAACTGATCATAATATATATTATCGGCCATTTGGACACTTGCCCCTTCATAAAATGAAGGAGTAAAAATTGCAATTACTACTAATACAACAAATCCTAAAACCAGTAATTACTAGATTTGGTACGATACTCGGATCGTCGCTTGCCGGCGCCGGTGTTGCTGTTGGCGACACAGAAAGTATCGTTTTGGGATTTACGGCGTTAGCCGGAGTAGCGATCGATCTCATAACAAGGAGATGGATTAAATGAAATTAAAAGACATCATAATAGCAACGGTAGCGGGATTAATAATGGGATTAGCATTATTTTCCGATGTCTTAATGAACACCGGAGTAATATAATATGCCAGAAGGACAAACATACAATTGGGGCAATACACTTGGCACAATTGCAACAATGGCAACAGGAAATCCATATATAGGAATGGCAGTAAACCATGGATTTAACTGGACACGACAAGACAAAGGTAACAACGATAACAGCGGTAGTTATAACACAGGAAAATTAGCAAATAATGTAGTTACGGCATATGCCGCTAGCAAAAGTGCAAAAAAACGCGCACAAGCAACGCAAAACGCAGGCAAACTTGACCTAGGGTATTTGCGAGCAGAAGCAGAAAGAAATGGGTTTAACCCTTTAACAGTGCTACGAGCTACAGGCGGACAAGGTAGCAGAACATCACCAGATGTAGGCAAAATGGCATCAGCACAATTTTGGCAAACATTTGCACAAGGTTTACCAAATACATATGATTATAATGATAAGCAAATAGAACGCGGACGCGATGATATACCAACAACAGTAGTTGCATATGATCCAACAGGAACAATGCCTGATTTTAGGGTTGTAAATCCAGAATTAATAGAAAGCAGTGCAAACGAAGCGGCAAGTTCTGCGGCAATGATTGCAACACAATATGTTGCACAACATGGCGGTGATTATCAAACAGTATTGGCAACAATACAAAATATTAATCAGACAAGACAAAAAAATCAGCAAGATCCAATAAGATTGAAAAATAATAAAATTTCAAAATCTATATATGAACAAATTACTAATATAATTGGAAATTCATTAGATGCAAAATTACAATCATTTGAAAAAGTAATTGGGTATGATCGCAACGAAAAAATATTAGTTACACCAATATTACAACAACAGCGCGTTATGGAACAATTTCCATAATGTGCGTCAAGTGTAAAAAAATACGAAAAATTATAACCAAAATCATTGCAAGGAGAAAACGCAAATGAGAATGACTGAAATGATACCAAACTCACCTATTGCAGTACAAAAAAGTGTACGTAGTGCAAAAGGCCGAGTGTTAACATCGGGTGATGCAGGAAAAATACTGCCACTGAAGTATGAATGGTTACACCGCGAAGACGGCGTACGAAGCGGTAAAATTAGAGCAAATATTGAAATGATGGAAACATCAGAAATGTTAATGAACGGTGTGGGCGTAACATTGTACGCTCACTTTGTCCCAATGCTTGCATTTGACCGTTTTAACGGATCAATGGACGAATTAAACCGATCATATAAAAAAGAAAATGGTGCCGCAGGAAGCGTAGTACCATTTTTTGAAAGTAATAAAGCATATAGAGCATCAACAGATACTATATATGCACCTGGTAGTTCAGCAACAATCGATACACAAAATTATTTTGATGATGTAGAAAATGATACATTTTATAAAACATTGGGCATCCATACAGCAGCAACAATTAATAATACAACGATTGTTGAAGCATATAATGCAATAGTTAATCATAGACGTAAAGCAAGGTCAAAATCGTTACCATTAAGAAACGCATTTGATCATAGATTAGCTGATGCGTTTTGGATTAATAATGGAATGCAAAACATTGTACCAGATTACGATCAATCATTAATTGACGGACAAGTAACTCTTGCCGGATTGACATTTCAAGCGCCAATAAAAGCACCAAATGCATTATACGGAACTGCAAGTAATGCAAATGGATCAAACATTGCAGGACATGCACCGCATCAAGATACTGCAATAATTGACGAAGGTGATATGTATTTATTTGAAGACATATATGCTGAGTTAACAACAGGCGGAAACGCAACAATGTCATTAGCTGACATTGAGCAAGCACGTAAAACAGCGGCATTTGCAAAATTAAGAGCAAAGTACGATGGAATAGACGACGAATATGTGATTGATTTGCTTATGTCAGGAATTAGAGTTCCTGAGGAAGTATTAAAGCAACCAATTTTATTGGGTCGTCAACGTGCAATGATAGGATTTAACCAACGTTATGCGACAGATGGCGCAAACTTGGATAAGTCAGCAACTAACGGTATGGCAACAATAGACATGTCATTTAGGACTCCCGCTATGAATACAGGCGGAATTATTATGCTAACCTGTGAAATTGTGCCAGAACAATTATGGGAACGTAAGAAAGATTATTTCTTATACACAACAGATCCAGATACATTACCTAATTATCTGTCTGATGTATTAGACCCAGAAAAAGTGTCAGTTCTAAAAAATGACCATGCTGACGTAAATCATGCAACACCAGATGGAACATTTGGTTATGCACCACTTAATCATGAGTGGCAAAGGGATGCCGTAAACGTAGGTGGTAAATATTACCGCCCTGCAAATGACGCATTTGATGAAGAACGCGCAAAAATATGGACAGCAGAAGCAACAAACCCAACATTAAATGAAGACTTTTATTTATGTTCAGGTTTGCATAAAAAAGTATTTGCTGACCAGTTAAGCGACAGTTTTGAAATTACATGTTTAAGTGACATGCAAATTGTAGGAAATACCGTATTCGGTTCACGATTACAAGAAACTGACGCAACAAGCGATTATGACACAATTACTTCACAAGTTGATTCCTCACGTATCGTGAAGTGATAAAAAGCAGGGGAGTCCTCCCCTCCCCTGCTCATTTTAAAAAGGAAAATAAAAAATGAATAGAATAAAACACGGCAACGTAAACAAATGGACAGCTACAAAAGCAGGACAAGTAATTGAGTTTGCATCAAGCAAACCAAGACACGTAAAGTTTGAAATTACAGCTAATTCAAACATTGAAATTTGGGTATCAGATAATAATAAAATGTCTGATGCCGTTTTGGTGGGAACATCAAACGGCAAAACCGAAATTCAATATACAGCACCTGCTACAACATATGTTCAAATAAAAGCTGAAAAATCAGCTGATGTATTTGTAAATATACCAGACTTGGATCAAGCAGTTGAAAACACTGATAATTCAAGTTTTACATCGATAGAGCCACGCGTAAATAACTCAACTGAGTTTGATCGAATGGTAGCATATATGAAACACAATGAAACACAACGCAACGCACAGCTTGAGGCCGAAAGAGCCGTATTAAGAGCTGAAGTTGCTAAAATTAAAGCAGAAGCGGAAACAGTTGTTGAAGCGCCAGTAGAGGCAGAAGCAGAAGATGCAGGAGAAACCCCCGAGTAAGTTTCTACGCTGGATACGGTTTATAGACCGTATCCAGTTCTGGCACAGGGATGAACTTGTGCATAGAACGCACGTAGAAGCGGCACGATCGTTAGCAGAGCCAAACGCAACAAAATCACTCTGGGTTAAAATTCAGCAAACAGAAAACGACTATAGAGGAGTTCACTCTGATATAGTCGAGTTTTGGAAAGCATTTTCCAAAGCAATGAAGCGACGGAATATACCAGTCCGAGCGTTTGAATTTGTACGCACTGCAGAACGACAACAAGAGTTATACGACAAAGGCAGGAGCAAAGCATCTGCCGGATTTGGCGCACATCAATATGGAATGGCGGTGGATATAATTCATGCAACAAGAGCATGGAATTTAAGCAAAAAAGAATGGGATTGCATTGGTGCAATCGGCAAAGAAATTGCGCGTAAACGCAATATAAAATTAGATTGGGGCGGA